CTATCGCAATGCCAATCATAATACTGGCCTTTTTTATATTTTGTAAATTGACAAGATTCAGAAAAATCCCAATTAAAATTCCAACCGGCTGATGCATTTGCTTGATGTATGTAAGGTTGAATTTCTTTATATACCCATCTATCATTCATCCAAACAACATCTGAATCTCTTTTCTTTTTTAAATCTATAAGTTGTTTTTTATTTAATTTTTTAGAATCACCATAACCACCAGTGACTGCCATTTGTTCTTGAAGTTGTTTTCCGTATTTAGAAATATCATCACAGATACGTTCTGGAATTGCAGATTTAAAATACCAATAATAATTTGTTAAGTTCATATGTCTTTATAAAAAACTTTATAAAGAATTTTTATGAAACTGTCAAGGTTCCGGTAACTGTAAACGTTGCTATCTTATCACCACCTGGGTGAGTTGATGTTGAATTTGTACCAGGTGTTACAGTAAATGTTCTTGCACTCGGTGCTCTAACAATAATTGTACCTGAACCACCATTACCACCTCCGCCGCCACCTCCGCCGCCTCCAGTATTATTCGAGCCGCTAGTAGCAGCACCACAATTATTTCCTCCATTACCACCACCATTTTGACCAGCGCCAATAGTATTAGCTGCACCAGCACCGCCACCAGCTCCACCAGCTCTACTTACTGATGAGCCAGTAATTGAAGAAGCTAATCCAGCACCACCGTTAGCTCCATTACCACTACTACTTACACTTGCACCTACAGCACCAGCACCGCCTCCACCAGCAGAACCAATATCTGTGCCAGTAATAGATCCACCTGCAAAACCTTGATTTGTAGTTCCTGATCCTCCACTTAAAGGTGTAAGTGTTTCTCCACCACCACCTCCTGCACCTCCACCAGAACCTCCAGGACCACCCGCTTGATTATTACAACCTGTTGATCCAGCACCTCCATAACCTCCACCATTAGAAGTGATTGTTGATAAAACGGAATTTGTCCCAACAGTTCCATTGGTAGCATTTGCTGTTGCTCCAGCACCACCACCACCAACTTCAACATTATAAACTATTACTGAATCAAGTGTTAAACTTGCTTCACTACTTCCACCACCTCCAGAAGTTTCTGATGAAAATGAATTTCTATAACCACCAGCACCACCACCTCCAGCAGATTGTGCGCTACCTGGTCCATTTCTACTTCCACCACCACCACCTCCAGCGATTACTAAATAATCAAAAACTTGTCCCAATGATATAGCTCCATTAGGCCATGTTCCTTGTTGCAAAGCTGACATTTGACTTTGCATTGACCACACACCACTTGCTTTGTTTAATTCTTTTACGACCACGATTCCTGAACCACCTGCTCCTGCTGAAGGTGCAGGAGGATTACCTGCTGATCCACCGCCACCACCCGTGTTTGCAGTTCCTGCTGTTCCATTTCCAGTATTAATAGCACCTGCTCCACCACCACCTGTACCACCTGATCCTGCTGAAGTAGATGGTCCACCTGCAGCACCACCGCCACCGCCAGCATAAACACCTGAGTTTGGTAAACCTGGTCCAAAAGTTGGAGTTATATCAAGACCAGCACCACCTGTTCCACCAATACCAGAACCAGTTCCTGGAGGTCCTACTGGACCACCTGAATTTCCACCTACTGCACCAGCACCACCACCGCCACCGCCAGCTTGTCTAATACTTGGAGTAATACCACCCGTACCACCATTATTTCCTTCTGGTGGACTAAAGCCACCTGCGTTACCAGAACCTACAGAAGATGTTGTATAAGCACCACCACCCGATCCTCCAGGAGAAGTTTGTCCTCCTCCTCCAGTTGAAAGAATTGAACCAGATTGTCCTACTATTATTGAATTACTTCCATCTCCTTTTGCAGTTCCTCCTGCTCCAACTGTAATAGGTACAGAATTTGAAGATAAAGAAATACAATTTATAATTCTTAAACCACCAGCTCCACCACCACCACCTTGATCACTTCCACCAGAAGCACCACCTGCTACAATACCAGCTTGAACAATTCTAGTTCCTGGTTGTAATGTCTTTGTTCCTGATGATGTATGAGCAGTAACAGTGGACTTCCCGAAAGAAGTTTTATTACTTTTACCGATTATTCCGCCGTTTGCTGAGCCTGAAGGACTAGCCATATCTTAGTTCTCCTTATGCGGATACCCAAGCTAGTGCTGATGCATCCCAGTTATATTTTGTAGGTGTTTCCGATTCGTCGTTTGATTTTGTTGCTTCCCAACCGGTTGTGTTGTCAGCATTGTATTTTGTTTCGTTCCAAGAAATTTTGTAAGACCATACTGATGGAGTTGCTCCATCATCTGTAACTGTTGGATAAGTTATTGGTGCTTGCCAATCATCATTTGAATCTAATAACCATGAAGCATGGGGTTGTTGTGCTAAAAATTTATCTTTTACAGGATCATAAATCATTCCGATACCTGCATACATTTTTCTAAAATTATTATTGTAAGAAGTTTGTTTCCAAATTCCACCTTTGAAAAAGTTAATACACCATGTTTCACCATCTTGGTGCATGTCTGAAGAAACACAATCGTTTCCTACAACTACTACTCTTTCAACAACTTGATGAGTATCCGATGTAAATCCTGTTGGATCTGCTTTTGTTTTTAATTCTGCGAAATGTGCCATGTTATTTATCTCCTTAGTGTTTAATATATATTTTAATTTTAACTTATTGTCAACGTTCCAGTTACTGTAAATGATGCTACTTTACATCCTCCAGCTGGTCCTGGTAATGTTGCAATACTATTAGTTCCTGGTGCTACACTTGCACCTGTTGATCCTGGTACACGTACTACAACGATTCCTGAACCACCTAAAGAACCTGGTCCAAATAGACCACCACCACCAGCTCCTCCACCAGTATTCACAGTTCCTGCTGCTCCAGCAGTACAACTAGCTTTTGATCCATTACCTCCACCACCAGCTCCACCAGTTCCAGCAGAACCAGATCCAGCACATCTTTTTCCACCTCCACCACCACCAGCATATGTAACATTTGAATTTGTTATTGAATTAGGAGCTCCTGCTCCACCGTTACCACCTGCTCCTGAACTAGCATTAGAACCAGCAGCGGTTGCTCCACCACCACCACCTGCCGCATTGTTAGCAGCGTTAGGACTAGGGAATCCATTACCACCAGTATTACCTTGAGGCGGATCTGTAGGAGGTGTATTACCTGCTCCTCCACCGTTTGGTTCTGCTTTAAAAGCTCCTCCACCACCAGAACCTCCAGCAACTCCATTTCTACTACCACCTCCGCCGGGTGCTCCACCACCTCCACCACCACCAGCTGATGTTATTGTACTAAATACTGAATTATTACCATTACCACCATCTCTTGGTCCAGAAGTGACACCTGCTGCACCACCACCTCCAACTGTAATAGAATAGGGACCTGGACTTAAAAATACTGCGCTTCCTTGTAATGGACTAGGTCCAAATCCTGATGCACGATAACCCCCTGCACCACCAGCTCCTGCTGGGTTTTCAGAAAAACCTGATCCACCACCTCCAGCGACTACTAAATAATTTGCTGTAGTAACACTTGGATCTCCATCAGCTATTGTTAAACATCCTGATGCTGTAAAACTTGCTATTTGATCTATACCACTTACTGGGTTTGCAGCATAAGAAATTGAACCACCTGGAGTCGTTGTTAACGTAACTCCTTGACCTGCATTTGCTCTTGCGATCACGATACCTGAACCACCTGCTCCACCTACACCAAAAGCGCTAGGTGTATTATTTCCTACACTACCACCTCCACCACCGGTATTAGTTGTTCCTGCTGTTCCAGTTGCTGGAGCAGGGCCTGCTGAAGCTCCACCACCGCCATCTCCACCAGGAGCAGTTCCTGATGCTTTTCCACCACCTCCACCACCAGCATAAGATGTATCTGTTCCTGTAATTGTATTGGGTGCACCATCTCCACCGTAGGCATTTCCATCAGTATTACCAGCCTCTAAGGCTCCACCACCTCCACCACTGTAACCTCCTGGTCCATTTCCTGTACCACCATTATTTCCTTGAGGAGGACTTACGGGAGGAGTGTTACCAGAACCTCCTGCTTGACTTCCATCATACATTCCTCCACCACCTGATCCTCCAGGATTTCCTGTTCCACATGAACTTCCATTTGACCAAGCTCCTCTTCCACCACCTTCTGATTCTATTGTATTAAAACTTGAGTTACCTCCATCTGCTCCTAATCCAGCAGGGGCAGGTCCTCCAGCTCCACCAGCTCCAACTGTAACTGCGTATGTTCCTAAACCTAAACTTTGATTTGTTCCTTGTAATGGACTTGGGCCATAACCAGAAGCTCTATATCCTCCTGCACCTCCACCACCACCTATCCATCTACCAGCTGCACCGCCACCACCAGCAACGACCATATAATCTATTGCCGCGGTTCTTGATGGCCATGTATCATTTAATACTTCATCATAAACTGTGTTCATACTCCAGACTCCTGAAGCACATTTAAAAGATTCTTTTATAACTACAATTCCTGGTCCACCGGCTAATCCAGGATTAGCTCCACCACCTCCACCACCAGTGTTTGCTGTTCCAACAGATCCTCCACCACCATCGCCTCCTGAGCCTCCTCCGCCTGATCCTCCACTACCAGCAGAGCCATATCCAGCAGCTGATCCTCCACCACCGCCAGCGTAAGTTACACAAGATCCTGTAATATCGTTTGCTGTTCCATTTCCGCCATTTCCTCCAGAAGAAGAACCAGAATTTCCTCCAGTAGCTGCAGCACCACCACCTCCGCCACCAGTTCTATGTCCTGGAGCAAAAGATCCAGCTCCACCATTATTTCCTTGAGAAGGAGATACTGGCGGTGTGTTACCTGCTCCACCTGATTGAGGACTTGAAGATGTATTACCACCTCCACCTCCAGAACCTCCAGCTAGACCAGCTCCAGCAGAAGCACTATTTACATTACCACCACCGCCACCACCAGCAGAAGTTAAAATACCACATATTAATGAATTATTACCATTAGCACCTCTTCCTGAACAAGCTTGTCCAGCTCCACCAGCTCCAACAGTTATCGTTATAGGATTTGCGGGTAAAGAAACACAAGTAGTTGTTCTAAAACCACCCGCTCCACCTCCACCACCAAATTGACCGCCACCTCCTCCACCAGCAACTACCATTGTTTCTAATGCAGTTGATGTACAGTTTGTTTTTTGAAAAGTCCCTGATGCTGTAAAAGTTTCAGTTTTTGTTTGTGATGTTGAAATACACTTGACTGGTCCGATAATTCCGCCATTTGCCATAGCTAATTACCTCCCTATGCGTCGTCTAATACTTCGTATGAAATAAATAAATCTAAATCAGACGCTGCACTAGCTCCACCTTTAAGAATGTCACCTTC